TGAAAGCAATTGTGCGTGCCGCAACAATGGCTGCACAGCGTTTAGGATTTAACAACCCGGCAGCGCGTGCCGGGGACCTCCTGCCATATTCGTTTGTTGTCGACTACTTTGTTGGAGTCGGCAACTGGCTTAACGGCCTAGACGCGATGATGGGAGTCTCAGAAGTGTACGGGACGGTTACCAGGAAATCCAAGTATATTTCGACGACAAACCTTGGTGGTTACTACTTTGAGAGGAACTATGGCCGGTCAGTATTTACATCGCTGCCCGGCTCTAGACCCACTCCTCAGTGGAAACCTAGCCTTGGTTTTACTCGGATTACTAATATCCTGGCCTTACTATCTCAGCTAAAGAGGTAGTCCTTTCATGAAGTTTTATACTCCAGAACAAGGAGCACTCAGTGAGTGAAGCTGCAAATCTTACCGTAGATAACGGTGCTGACACGCCTGTGTCAGTCACGTTTGAGCCGGAGATTGTCTCCGGCGGAAACGCCACCTTTCGCGACAAGACGGTCGGGATCTCGAACCTCATGCCTCGCATGAAGTCCGTGACCTCGTTGGCTTCTGCCAACCGACCGACTAACAGGGTCACCTTTCAGGTGGCGCTGCCTGTCAAGAAGACGGTGGATGGCGTCGACGTGCTGGACTACATCCTGCGCGCAGACTGTCAGTTCGTCTTGCCGGAACGTTCCACCACTGCGGATCGCAAGAATCTTCTTGCTTTCGTCCGCAATGGACTCGATGAGGCGCCCATCAAGGACACCATCATCGACGTAAGTCCGATCTGGGGGTAGCCGTGAACGATTATGATGACTTTGGATTCCCGAAAGAGAATCCCGAGCCTCATCAGAAACCTCGCAGGAGAAGGGACACATGGTTGTACTATTCGACCATTGTGACTCTTGCACTGCAGGTGATCGTTGCGGCTTTCCCCGAGGTATGTCACTCTATCAGCTCTCACGGGCTGTTGAGTCACATACTAGGTCACTGAAACCAATCAGTTTCCTGTAACGACTTACTTGGTTCGCCAGTTGGTTCTGGACAGAGGTTACTCTGTTTCCTGTTAATCATCCGTTAGGAGATTATACCCATGTTTGAACATGAGTGCAAGGCTTACTTGAAAGTTTGTGAGTCGGTAGATACACCTGTTAGTTTATCATGCGCGCTGCTTGTGAAGTATAAGGAATGGGATCAACTTGTTGAAAAGCAGGTTGACCCGTTTCATTATAACGACACGAACAGCTTTGCTGACGACTATCTAGTGGTTTCTATCCTTCGTAAGAACCATCGTGTGCCGACTTCTTTCGATAGAGAGAAGAACGCATATGAGAAGTTCTTTGACTCAGAGCGCATTTGTAAAGAAACAAATGAACGAATCCACGGATTTGTTAACGGCACAATTTCTGTGTCGCCAGAGATTTCCCTTGTTCTCGAAAGAGCTCGAGGCATCATCTGGCAAATCCTTGGGCCATTAACACGGCCCAAACTTGATTTTGTGGAAGAGAACATGCGTTTCGGTCCAGGTGCGACGACGTCAGTTTCGGGACGTGACGTAACACCTTCAAGAAAATTCACAAGCTCGTTGCATGTGACGCCTCGGTTGTATCCTTA